CCCAGGCACCGTCCTGATTGGTTACGACAACATCCCGGATTCTGGTTACGGCAACTGATATGGCCCGCCCTAACCAAATGGTTCAACGAACGGCTGCGAATGTGCAGTCAATACCCGCTCCTGTCGGCGGCTGGAACGCACGCGATTCCCTCGCCAACATGGAGCCGATGGACGCGGTGACGTTAATCAATTACTTTCCGACAGTCAGCAATTGCGTCCTGCGCGGGGGCTATAGCCGATATTCGACGGGGTTCACCGGGCAGGCCCAGAGCCTGTTTTCGTACTCGGGCGGCGCAACAAACAAACTGTTCGCGGTCGTCGGCACGCCCGCCCTGTCGATCTACGATGTGACCGCAGGCGGGGCTGTAGGTGCTGCCGTTGTCAGCGGCTTGACCAACGCCATCTGGGAGTACACGAACGTCGCCACATCGGGCGGGAATTACCTCTACGCGGTCAATGGCGTGGACGCACCTCGGTTGTACGATGGCACGAACTGGACCGCGATCACCGGCATATCGGTTCCGGCCATTACCGGCGTAACCACGACCACGCTGGACAATGTGACCCTTTTCAAGAACCGGCTCTGGTTCATTCAAAAAGACACGCTGAAAGCCTGGTATCTCCCGACCAGCGCGGTCGGCGGCGCAGCTCAATCTCTTGACCTCAGTTCAATCGCCAAATTTGGCGGGCATCTTGTGGATCTGGACACCTGGACGATCGATGCGGGCTACGGCGTGGACGATAATCTGGCCTTTGTAACGTCCAACGGCGAGGTGATCGTCTACCGAGGCACCGACCCTGCGAGCGATGCTACTTGGGCGCTGGCGGGCGTCTGGAAGCTCGGCAGCCCTATTTCCAAGCGAGCCATGCTCAAGTGGGGCGGGGATCTGCTGATCTTGACTTACGATGGATTGATGCCGATGGCGCAAAGCCTGCAATCCTCCCGGCTTGATCCTCGGGTCGCTCTTTCAAACAAGATTCAGGGCGCTATAACGGCTGCGACCACCGCCTACGGCGGCAGTCATGCGGCAGTCGGCTGGCAGGTTTATTACAACGCCAAGCGAACCGCTGTCTGGATAAATGTCCCTGTCGCTGACGGTTCGCAGCAGCAACAGTATGTGATGAACACCATCACGAAAAGCTGGTGTCAGTTCACCGGGTGGGAAGCAAACGTCTGGGAAGATTTTGGAGATGATCCGTATTTCGGCGGGAACGGATTTGTCGGTAAGGCGTGGGATTCCAGCTACGCCGATAACAACACCAACATTTCGGCCAATGTACTGCAAGCGTTTAATTATTTAGGTTCTCGCGGAGTAAAGAAATACTTCACCCGCGCTAGGCCAAGCATTTTTACAAACGGAACTCCTGCTATTTCTGTTGGCATTAACGTAGATTTTGACGTTCAGAACAACGCCGCACCTCTGGCCTTCTCGCCCAGTTCGGTCGGTCTTTGGGACTCTGGCACTTGGGACGTTTCCAATTGGGGCGCTGGTTTGCAGATCACGAACAACTGGCAGGGCATTACCGGATTGGGTTATTGCGGGGCGGTCCTGTTGACCAGCGCGAGCAGCGGGCTGGAAATTGAATGGGCATCGACTGATGTGGTCTATCAAACCGGATGGGCCGGAATATAGTCAACGGGGCGAAGGTCGGCCATTGGGTCGCCCGACGCATTCGGGGAGGGTATTTTGAGAAGCGTTCTCAGGCGATCGGGCTGGAGTGTGACGGGGAGCTGGTGGCGGGCGTTATCTATGAAAACTGGAATCATCAGAGCATTTGGTGCCACATCGCGGTCGAAGGCAAAATGACACCTGCTTATTTAGCGGCGATATTTGATTACCCGTTCAACGTCGCACAGGTTGAAAAGATTATCGTCCCGGTTGGGTCGGATAATGAAGAAAGCATCAAACTGGTCAAAAACATGGGTTTTGCCGAAGAAGGACGAATCAAGGACGCGAGGCCCGAAGGTGATCTTGTTTTGTACACAATGACACGCAATGCGTGTCGGTTTTTAGGAGAAAGATATGGGCAAAGACTCACCCTCGCCACCTGCAACGCCTGACTATGCCGGAGCTGCCCGCGAGCAAGGCGCAGCAAATGAGGCGACCGCTCGCCTGCAAGGTCGGTTTAATAATCCGAATGTTTACGGCCCGCTCGGAAGCCAGACGGTCAGTTTTGGTGAAGGCGATCAGCCGACCATCACCCAGAGTCTGAACCCGGAGGCACAAGGGACGCTTGAGGCGCAGCAAAGGGTACAAAGAAACCTTGCCAATTTGGGATTGCAAGGCATAGGGACCGCGCAAAATGTCCTCGGCTCGGCGTTTAATCCCAATCTCCCTCCCATCCAGACCTCGCTTGATACGAGCGGGATCGCCAAAATGCCGGTTAATGCGGGGATGACCGGACAGCAGGCTATTCTGTCCCGATTGCAGCCCATGATCGAGCAGCAATCAAAAGCAACCGAGCAACGTCTGGCGAATCAAGGTCTGGTGCCTGGCGGCGAGGCTTATGAGAACGCTAAACGCTCGCAGGGCTATCAGCAGAACGATCTGCTAACGCAGGCGGCATTGCAAGGGATCGGGCTGGACACCTCGGCGAATGCTCAAGGATTTAACCAGCAACTCGCAGGCGCTCAATTCGGCAACACCGCGCAACAGCAATCTCTCGGGCAGCAGCTCCAACTGCGGGGGCAACCGCTTAATGAGATCATTGGCCTCATGGGTGGCTCGCAGATCCAGATGCCGCAGTTTCAAGGGTATCAGCCGACGAACATTGCACCGGCGCCTATCTTTGCCGGAGCGCAAGCGGGGGGGCAGGCGGGGATGCAGAGTTATGGAATTGAGTCTGCGAACGTCAATGCGGCCAATAAAGGGCTATACGACTTGTTGGGATCGGGTGCAATGGCTTACGGCATGAAGCGTTAAGGGGAAAAGAATGGCTGATGTCAGTTTTAACATCGCAAATCCGTATCAGACGCAGCTTGAGGAACTCGCTCGGCGGCAGAAGATGGCCGAGATCATGCAGCAACAGTCCTTTCAGCCCATCGAGCGGTCCAGCTATCAAGGCATCGAGGCGCCGATCTCGCCGCTCTCAGGGCTTGCTAAAGTCTTGCAGGGGTATATGAGCGGCAAGGCCCAGAGAGATATTTCCGAGGAGAAGAAGGCGTTGGGGGAACGGTATAAAACGGAATCTTCTGACATATTGGGCAGGGCGTTTGAAGCGGGAGCTGGCACTCCGGCCACCCCGGGCAGAATGGTTGCAGAGACAAGTTTTGCACCTAGTGGATCTGATTTAACGGATGTTAATGTTGCAAGGGTTCCAGAAGGTCAGGCTGGCGCAGGAAATATCGTTCAGCCTGCTTATACGGTCCCCGGTCAGGCCGCAGTACCACCCAATTCGCAGAGAATGGCTCAACTGTTGATGACAAGCCCCAACCCGGCACATCAAGCATTTGGGCTGCAAGAAATGCAAAAAAACCTACAAACGCAAAGATTTATGAACGCAGGAAATGCAGGCAATGTGCTTGCCGCGCCTGTCGCTGGACCTACAGCCGCGCCTATGCTTCCCGGTATGCCTGGTGCACCTGCTGCGCCATCTGCTCCACAAGTCGCCGCTCCAACCACTCCACAAGCCGCTGCATTATCTCGATTCGGCAGTCCTGCCGGTGGTCAGCCAATGGCCCTTTGGCTGGAATTACCAAATGGCAGAGAAAAATACCTTGAACAACTGGCAAAAGATTTTACCGATCAAAATAAACCGACCGACAAAATAAGGGAGCTGCGTGCCGCTGGCGTAAAAGAAGGATCTGATGCGTGGAATTTTGCTTTAACCGATGTGGCTACGCAAGGCGGTATCTGGCGGCGTGATGCTCAAGGAAATATAAAACTTGTCCCCGGATTTGCAGAAGGACAGGGAAACATAAAAGAAGCAGAAACAACCGCAGCATCAAAAAATGCAATTTCCACCCGAGAAGTGGGCGGGCGCAATGTAAGCGGAACAGACCGGCAATTTAAAGTTCTATTTACAGGGGAAGCCGACACAGACCAAGAAGCGCAGTCTGTCGCAACATGGGCTGCCAGTAATGGCATAAACGTAAAGATTCAAGGGCCAAGACCGCAAGCAATTGGAACGCAACAAGGTCCGGGTGAAACTGTATCTGCGCCAATCGCAGGAGGAATACAGAATCCAACTGCGGCACAAGCAGCAGAAGCAAAAGAATATGCAACTGCTGGCGCTTCTGCGATTACCAAAAAACTGGAAACTTCCTATGATCTGGCTAAAAATTCTGTAGAAAGAATTTCAACACTCAACGATTTGAAATCCGTTATTGATCTTCCGGCTTTTAGCGGCCCAGGCGCAACAACTCAACTGCTGCTCGGTCAACTGGCTAATAAATTCTACGGTGCTGCGAATGCTGAAACGCTTGCAAACACCACGTTGAAATTGCAAGGTCTTGCTGATTTGAGCTTAAAAGCTGCTGGTCTAATTAAAGGACAAGGAAGCGTTACGGAACCGGAACGTGCTTTGCTTGCTAAAGCAAAATCAGCCCCCGAAAATTTGACCATCCCAGAATACAAAGCATTGTTTAAAATCTTTGAAAAACAAGACGCAGGGATTATCAGAGAGCATCAAGATGTTGTTAAAAGAGCAAAGAAAGCAGGAGTACAAAATACAGATTTTTACTCTGTTGATATGCCAATTCCTCAAGGAATGAATTTGTCTCCTGCTGCTCAAAAACTTTTAGGTGGGGGTAGATAAT